ACCCGTACACAATCGAAATAATAGAACATAAAATGCCAATAAATACAGACACCAATGGAATATATTCATCGCACACCAGCTTTGCACTTTTGACAACCTCTGAAATACCATAACAGATAACTGTAATTGCAATATAAGGCTCAACCATTTTAACCACCTCCTTGTACTAATTTATATACGCTTTCGGATAATTTTATATACGTGCTACCATTTACACGCAAGAAAACACCGTCCTGCAGTATTTGTGTTTTGTTAAAGAAAATAGGGTTTATAAGTCTGTCCCCGTTTGACGGTAAAAACATATTATTTATTTTAAATAAGTAAAGTGGTGCTTCCGACACGATCGGCGGGTCAGGGTCAGGCGGTTCAGGTGGTTCGGGTGGCGGGTCAGGTTTCGGGTCGATATCCTCCCCATTATACAGCTTCTGCCAAAAATACCATGCCATTTCTCCCCTGTTTGGCTGGTTCAGGTCTTTTGGTCGTTCATAATTTCTTAAAAACATGTTTGCCAGCATTTTCACCATAGCTTCTACGCTTTCTCCGGTTGTCCATTGTGTAAATTCGTAAAAGCTGTACGGATATTTAGAAGTAGCAATCCATTGCTTTTTGTTTGCAACCTCCCACTTTATACGCTCTAACTGTCCTGTCCCGCTGTCGTGTGGGTATCCGTTTTCATCCATCCAGCTAAAAAGTTTTGTTGCTGGTGTCCACTGCACAAGTCCAAAACCTAAGTCGGTATTCCCGGCATCTAGATTTTGCCATATTCCCGGGTTGACATGTGATTCCGTCCACATATTTCCCAACATTGCGCAGACTGCATAAGATGTCCATCTGCCTTGTACGGTGCTGCCCGCAAGGTAGTCGTAAACCTCGCGGGCATTTTCCAACGCTTCGGCAAGCGTTATCCACCTGTTGCCACTTATCATGCGTTTATACGAAAAGTAAGAGCCACCTCAGCCGTACTCCATCCATCACTAGTATTAGGACGACCAATACCAATACGCTCATCTTTGAAGTCACTCTCCGTATAAGTTACTGGCGCAGAACCCTGTTGAATTGTAGCGCTACGTGTTAAACCTTGCACATTGACAGTTCCAAGAACGTTTGACACAACCATTTTTATCAAAGTCATGTTATCAAGATTTTTATAAAAAAAAGTGCTTGTTCCGGTGTTTGGTCTAGATGCTCCGACCGCTATAACTTTAAACACAACCTCCGTAGATGGTTTTGGCGCACTTTCCAGTGCCGTCACCCTACGATCAAGCTCCTGCAAAGTCGTTTTGTTTCCATCCGCCGTCTGCTTTGCTTTTGTCGCGTTCGCACTAGCCGCATTCGCAGCGTTTACAACATCGGTTGCTGCCGTCTGTGCGGCTGTTGCTTTCTGCTCTGCTCTGTTAGCTGCTTCCTGTCCTGCCGTAACGTCTCCGGTCATGCCGTCCGCAGTTTCTTTCAGCTGTGCGACCTGTTTTTTGGTATCCTCGTGAACGGCTTTCAGCCCTGCCTGCGCGCTCTTTACAGTTTCCACATCGTTAACTGCTTCATCCGCTGTCTGACTAGCAGTAAATAAAGCGCCGTCAATGCTCTCCATGTCGTTGTTATAGTCTCCCAGAAAAGTAGGCTTGTCTGTGCCGATAAACTGGGATAATTTAAAATTGGCTGTTTTGTTTGTGCTACTCATTTTTTACCTCCTTTTTATGCAGTCTCTAAAGCTGCAATCCTTTCCTGCAAACTTGTTATCTTTCCAGCGTTCGCGCTGTTTGCATCGTTCGCAATTTTAACCGCTTCCTGCGCTGCTGTTACCAGCTCTATTGAATTGCTAATATCAGTAACCGCTTTTGCTGCTTTTGTTTCTGCACCGCTGGCAACCTGCGTCAAAACATTCAGTGCGGGCATCACAGCCAGTAATTTACCCTGCGATAATGTAATTGTGTTTTTTAATGTTTTATTTTCTTCGGTCATGTTTGTGATCTCTGTCTGGACTGTTGCCATTTCGTTTTTTACGCCGGATGTTTTACCTTTCAGTGATTGCAAGGCTGCATCAATCTTTTTGTTGTTTTCGTTCCAATCTCCCATGATGTCAACAGCATCTTTTTTCTGGTACATTCCGAAATTAAAAAACCTTGTGTGACGTGTAAACATTTATTGCACCTCCTTTTTAACTGGTAACTCCTTTAGTAAAGCGTTTTCGCAACATAAAACACCCCTAATGGATGCAAAAGCAAAATTATCAAGAGAGGATGTTTCTCCGGGTGCGGCTAAACTGTAAACATTAAAACGGAACTGAATAACTGTTACCAATCCGTTTTTATATTTATTTTCTGTTTGATAATAATAAATACCATTACTGCTGTTTGTCTCTATGCACAGCCACGCGTGCCACTCATTATCATTAGTGATTTCCACCTTGAATCCAACTATTCCCGTCCACGTATAGGGGTATGTTTCAGCTGTTGGCTTTTTTGGTGGTGTTATACTCGTTACGCATTTTTTAATAAACCCATGCGCACTTCTTCCAACCGTCCGTACACCTAAACCATTCCCCGCATTATACGTATCGTAGAAAGTCGCGTTTTCGGTATCCCACCACAACGCATCTTTATTTTTTGCTTTAATTGCCTGACAAGTTTCTGCCATAACGGAATCAAATTCCTGCGCGGTCAAGTGTAGTTCTGCGTCCACCTGCATAACCTCGTCAAGTGCTCTGGCATGGGAAAGTAAATCACCGCTTCCCGGACTGTTCACGCTTGCATCAAAAACACCGTACATTTTGTAATAGCTTTCAGCATCGAACGCACCCGCACGGATATGCAATTTTTTAAAATCTTCGCAGTTCTTGTCAAAAGCTGAAAACCAAGCATCAAATTGTCCGCAAGTAATTGCCCGCACTCTTAAAACATCGAACACATTATTAACAGTGTTTCCAACTCTGTCTCTGTATCCGGTTGTCGGGTCAAAAATACGGAAACCATCTTCGTTTACTTCGTCAATTTCAAACCGCAGCTTTTCCAGCTGCTCTTCTACCCACGCTTTCAGACGCTCAACTGCAAAGTCTGTGTACTGTTCCAGATAGGCTTTTGTCTCGTCAATTTTACCATTCAGCTGCGCAACATCTTTTTCATGCGTAAGTTTGACATTGTCCACATACAGCCGTAACTCTGTTATTAAATCTTCCAGCCGCTTTACGTCTTTGGTATGTTCTGTCCAGTAATAAACGTCTTGAGTGTCAATGTAGACGCGTAAGGTTTCAACCGTCTGTTCGAGAGTTTTCAAAAGCTCCGCTTTTAACTCTGCCACTTTTGTGTCTGTATAGTTCTGGTAATTCGTCTCTAAGTCAGTCAAAAACTGAATGATCTGATTAATATTGTATGCAATCTTCTGCATAATTTCCAACTGGCTAATTGACGCATCCCACTCAGACGGCAAGGATAAATAGGCATTATTAAAACATAGCTTTTCCGGTAACTTTTTATCCACCTCTTTTACCTCCTTTTAGTAAATTTTTAAGAAAAGAGAACGGGAAACCGTGTCCGAGAATTGCCCTACTACATCCATAAGCGTTTCCCGGTATTTTAAAATCAGTTCTGCCTGCGGAACGTTGTATCCGCTTTCCTTATAATTTTCGTCGTACACCTCTTTTCCGTTTGAAGATGTCGTTCCGTTCCCGCTCCCCTGATCTACTGTAATTGTAGTTGCATAATCCGCGTTTGTCAAGCGGTTTTCCGGTGTATCATCAAAAATATTTTTGTTGTTGCTTTCGCTTGTGCTTTTCCCGCTTGCGGTCGTCTCTCTGTCACCAGTCCGTGTGCTTTCCCTGCTGTAGCTTTTTAATTTGTCCAGTTCAAGCAAACTGGTTTCATAAAGTTTATTGTATACAGGCAGCCAGCGCGACACGTTCTGATTAAATTTCAGAATAAAATATTCCGTTGTTTCGTATTCAATTTCCCGCATCATATTGTCAACGCAAAACTGTTGGAAAAAAGCGTTTCTGAATTCTTCATCGAAAAATTTGTTTGTGTTATACAGCATCTTAGAACGTGCTTTTTCGATTCGCTCCATAACACCAATTTCATCTTCAAACCGGATAAACGCATACCGTTTTTCTTCCTCTGGGTGCAGCGGGTTATTGTCCTGCGAATAATGGTATATTATATTCCTTAAAGTTGTTGTGTGGTTACTCATTTATAGTCACCTCCGGTTCGTCTACAATCTCAGGACTGGTCTTTGATTCCGTGCTATCAATTCCAGCGATTTCTTGCGTTCCCAGACTTAAGCGGTTACAGTTAGGATTAAAGTCTACACGAATTTCAGATAAATCTGGGAATAGTCTTTTAATTTTCTTTATTGCTTCCCTGCGCATAAACAACCCACCGTCCCTAAGCGCAAGAATATGTTCTTCATTCGCTTCTGCTTCGGATTCCACCAGACGTTCCTTTTTGTAAATGTTAAGGTTGTTATAACCTAAACGCGTTAAATACTCAGACCATATGCAGTTTTTTTCTTTTTCCAGCTGTTCCAGAATACACGGAACAGAAAAGTCTAACACTCCCTTTGTATCAGCAGAAAAACCGTCTGTATCATCTACCAAAACAAAAGGTTTTCCGTCCTCCGCTTCATTGATAGCGTGTTTCGCACTGTTTACATTGTCTTTATTTACAAAAATTCCTTTAGGTTTCATCTGTAGCCGGGTGTTCACATCTTTCGCCTTTTCAATCATAGTAAATTTTTTTGCGAAATAATAAATTTCCGGCATGAACGGGCGGAACGTCTGATCGTTAAAAATGATAGTGCTGTCTTTTTCGGTCGCTTTGTGATGATACCCGCTTGCTGTATTGATATATCGGGTTGTCGGTATATTGTAGATATTAAGGCTTCCCGCTTTTGCGCAAGGTAAACACAGATACCCCATTACATCATCTTTAAAAAAGCACACTGCACCGTTAAAAATTAACGCCTGCTCCAATGCGCGGGCGCTGACAGTGTCCGGCAACCCTGCCCATGTATAGCGGTTGATTGCTAATAAGTACAGCTGACTGACAAAATGGTCGAACGTCACGCGCTCATCAAATTTTCTGACGATTTTTGCATCATAACCGATACCGCACAATCCGAGCGGGTCGGTTGAAAAACCTGTTCTTCCCATTTTTTCTTCCTCCTTTTTTACTTTGTATTGTTTCCGTATGTTCCAACATTGTTTTTGTCATGCCATAAGGTAAAACCGTTTATAAACATATTGCGCAATGGCTGCAAAAATTCATTCGGAATATTCCCATAAACATTTACATTATTGCATTTAATATAGTTATAACGCGGTCTGCTATTTAAGTTCGGAACTCCAAAACGGCTGACCTTGTACCCGTAAACATCAAAAAACTGCTCGATCTTTTCCGCGAACTCTGGTTTTACTGTCCACCACCTGTAGAGAATTTCCAGCTTCTTAGCAGCAATGAACGTTGCAAGCCCGCCACCACTTGCGCCCGTCAAGCTAACATTCGTTTGCATCTGTCCGATACGCTGTCTGTCCCTTTCGGAACTTTGAAGCTCAGACCGCACATTTTTGTATGCGTCTATTCCTGTGGATAGCACATTCAAAGGGTCGCCTGTAAATACAGCTTGCGCCACGTTCCCAACTGTGTCCCAAAAAATATTCGATCTGTTTTGAGAGTGAACAAGAGTGTTTGTAGCTTCTGCCTGCGCGGTCTGTAGTGGGTATGTGTTATTTTGCACAGGGAAGCAAGGAAAACCGCTGATATTGTTCGCGTTCAATAAAAAATCATCTTCCGCGTCACAATAGTTTTCTGTGTATAGATATAAATTCGGCGATGGAATGAGCGTACCAACTACTTTTACAGAGGGAATACCATCTGGCAAAAATTCCGGTTTTAATACGGTTCTCGCTCCATTAGGCAGCACAACCTCAATAAAAGAAAATTGAGACGTGTACATTTTTTTATTTTTATATGCCGGGAATTTTGATATCCAGTTTGCAAGCACACCTCCCACTGGAATTACAGACGGCGCGGAACTATCTGCAATTACACCAACCGAAAACCCCATTGCTGACTGCTCCACAGTTACTGCTCCGCCTATATTATAAGATGTCACGGCGTAAATTGCAAGTATGCTCTGCGACACCCACGGAAACGTTGATAGTGAATCCATTACGGAGGAAATGGAACTAGTTCCGCGTCTAGGACTTACTAAGTACGCTCTAGCACCGGACGGCAAACCAGCATACATTCCGCCTTTCGCACCTGTGACTTTTGGTTCTTCCAGTGTGCCCGGGTCTGCCAGAATGTCTATTGCGGAAATAATAACGAACTGATAGTCTGTTTCTTCATCCAGTTTATCCAGATCAAACGATTCTTCATGTGCGATCACATAGTCCCCAACGTCAACAGGCTCTTGCACCGTGTTTGTTTTAAAATCATCGTTTGCAACATGTTCTCTGCTGATGTCGCAGTCCCTTATAACCATGTCAAACAAAAACGTCTGGTAAACGTCTATCTCAAAATTCAATAACGACGTTTCCGGGTTGATATAAATAACCTGTGTTACAAAAGCATAATACCATTTCCCGCTTGCCTGATTTTTAAAACATAGATAACACGCGTTACCGATCTCTTCCGCGTTTACCGGGACTTTTACCCCTCTGTGTTCGCGGATATATTTAAAATCATTAAAAAAACGGATTGCTTTTGACCGGAAATAATTATATTGATCGTTCTTATCTGTAAAAGACAGCTGCCGGACCTGAGAAGCGTCAAGAGGAACGTCTGCGCATATCATCAGTTCGTTTGCTTGCATTGCGTATACTGTTTCTAGCGACACCTTTTAAACCTCCTTTTTTGAAAAAAGGGAACGCTTCCGTTCCCTTTTTATAAAATCTTTATCCTGTGATCGTCACAGCTTTTGTTGTCTGTACACTTGTCTGTCCTGCAACAACCGCTTTCAGTGCCAACGACTTAGATGTCTCATTCGGGCTCACTTCAATGGTTGCGCTCTTGCTGTCGCTCGAAACAATCCTTGTGCTGGTTGCTTCCGCTCCCTCTAAGGAAAAGATCACCCCGCCGTTTACAGGTGTGGTAGCTGCTGTGTATTTACTCTGTGCGCCTTTTGCAATCGACGCTTCTCCGGTGATCGTCACGGCTGTGTACTCGCTAACTGCTTCCGTAGTAAGTGCAACTGCATTGTGAAATGGACTGGTAAAGTATATTTGCCAGACGTGTAACCAATAATTCCAATACAGCTTTTCTGCATTGAAAAAATCCGATGTTTCAAACAGCTGATCGTAGATGTTCAACCAGTCATCGTCTGCCACAATCGCAACAATTTCCGGATGATTCGGAATTTCTGGAATGACAGTGATTCTACCCAGAATCTGCGCTTCGTCCATATGGAACGCATAGGCAAGTGCCTGTACAGATGTTACAGCGTCGGCTTTTGGCGTAATAAATACGCGCTGGCTTTCTCTGGCTGTGGTGTTTAAAACACCTGCTGCGTTATAATTTTCCGACGGGAAGAGTAAATTATTGGAAACTATGCGCATCGTTGTAAGAAAGTCTTTTGCGCTCTGTTCGTCTGTCGGGTCGGTCACATGCACAAGCTTAACAAAACCATTGTCAAGCGCAGACACGATAGCACCCATTGCGTACAGCATTTCCGATACTTCATTTCCGGTGTACATGGAATTGATCACGAGATCAACGAAATTTCCAAGTGACTGCGCACTGTAAAACGCACTCCGCAGCATTTCGCGGTTCACAGTTTTCTTAAAAAACTCTTCCCGGTTTCGGTTCATAAAAGCAACCGCGATATCGGGCTTTTCCTGCTTTAACATCGCCCAAGGGTCGGTGTCTGAGCAGAACGAGTGAGCAGCCGCGATCTTTACCCATACGGACTCAATCGTTTCTCCGTATTCCAACATGCCCCTTTTTGAAAAAGCAAACGGGGAAGTAAAATACATTTTGTCGATTTTCTGCAATGCCCAAACGTTTACAAGCTGGTTCATGAACCGGTTCATGATCGGCTGATACTGCATCATGACCTGACCGAACTCCCTAATGTTTGAGTTCGTAACTTCGGGAAGCAAGCCATCCCATTCTGTACCTTTTAAACTGGCTCTAAAGCTATTCAGCGCTAAAGGCACATTTTTCAAAACTCCTTTTACTGCCATTTTTTTACCTCCTTTACAGATCGAGAAAATCTTCTGTTTTGATTTCCTCTTTTTCCTCCACTTCTTCTCTGTCCTCTTCTTTCTTCGTCCCAGACAGAAAAGCATCTGCGTACTGTTTTCTAACGTCCGCCACTTCTGTTTCCAGACGATCGTTCTCGTCTGCAATTTCCGCGATTAAATTCAGAATTGCAGATTCGTCCAACGCGCCCTCTTCTGGGGAATCAATCCGCGCAATCATTCGCGCTTTTAAAATCAAATCTTCTCGCTTCATTTTTTTCCTTTCTCCCGTGTTCGGCTAAGTTAATAAGTAAGGGAAAACACGCGCACATCCCTATACGCCATACAGACGAGCCGTTTCACACGGGGGATCTTGTCTGTACTGTAAGTTCTCCCTCTATGGTTTTATTATAGTTTCCTTTTGTACCGATGTCAAGCCCTAATTCCCAAAAAATCCATTCCAATATTTTTGCATTCCTGTGATTCAAAACGAAAATTCCCGGCATTAAATTGCTTTCTACACATCGACACTTGCGCGGATATTGCGCCAGTTAAACATGTGTTTTCATCGTGATCTTTTGTGGAAATTGCAAAAAGCCGATGAAAATTTCTGTCTGCTTTTAACGATATATAATATCTTCCGTTTTGCAACATCCATAAGCCATAAAAAATACCATTATGTTTTATTGTCATTAAATACCTTGCTCCCGCAAGATTCTGTTTTGCAATAAATTGCACATTATCCAACAAAAAGATATTGTCAATACTATAGTTAAAATAGGACGCATCGGAAAACGCACGATAAAACCCGCTTTGCTGTTTTTCCTCTGCTACGTATTTATTTCTGTAGACCTCCATCACCCAGCCATGCCCTCGCATAAAGTGGATTCCAGATTGCCAGCGTTTATGAATCCCTAAAGCGACAAAATACGGATTCAATAACGAAACCATATTACTAACTAAAAAATAGGTTAGTTTTCGCGTTAATTGTTCGAAACCTCTACCGACTGCGTCATTGATTGCAAAAAACTTCGTGATCTCATCCGCGCAATAGTCGCCCGTTTCACTTTGGAACTCGTCTAGAAAAATATTGTCTGCATCGTTAAAAAACGTAGATATTCTCTTAACTTTATCGACCATACTCAGCGCAATCACATACCCACAAGATATTTCAAAATCTTCCGTTTTTATAAAAACTTCTGCGAATTTACCAGAACCGCTGGATACTGAATATAAATCGGTATTCGGAAATTTATTTTTTACATCTGCCCAAAAAGCGGGAATATAGCTGTTCAATTCATCTTTTTTTCGAACTAGACAGATAAACTTTTTACTTTTATGCAAAAATGCATTGATTAAATATTCTTTTACGGCAAAAGATTTTCCGCCACCTTTTGAGCCAGTTATAATAAAAATGTCGGGTGTATTCCCGTCTAAGTCTTTCGTTTTTAAAATGTTGTCTAGCCTATAATGCTTTTCCATGCTGCCCCTTTCTCAATAAAAAAGAGGAACAATTGTTCCTCTTTTTATGCTGCCCTGTCAAACAAGAACAAGCGTTAAAAATTCATTTTTATTGTTGGACTTCCGGTATTCCGCCCGCAGTGTAAGCGGATTGTCTGCTGTCGGCGCTCCGACAAACTGTTCAAGCGTCTGAATACAATCTGCGACTGTTGGAGAGAGTGTTGTAATACAACGTCCGTCCTGCAGCACGAACCCGGTGCACACGCACTCTCCGGTTGCTTTTCTAGTAGTTTCCCACTGTGCAACTCCAACTACCACCATATCTTCACCTACGTGAACGGTTAAGCCCTCGCTATTCTGCGAAAGGGTGTACAGCTGCTTTTTGCCGGTTACTGTGTTGATTAAACTCATAATAATCTCTCCTTTTATTCTGCTTTTTCTGCTTCGTCAACTGTTACGACTTCGGAATACTTCAGAAAATCTTCAACGCTTAAACGTCTCAGCTCTTCCCTGTATTCCGTGTTCACACAAAACAACCCTTTTGCATCCGGATATGCCTTGTTGATCTCCCTTGTAATTGCCGTATTAGAGCTTACTCTAACCGGAACAATGATATCAGGAAAGGCAGTTACCTGTCCATCCGCAAACTGTGCCACCTTGATAACGGTTGTAGTCACAGTTCTTGTAAAAAACCGTGTCCTTGCGTCTCCGTCTCCTTTTCTCATTTTTTCTGCTCCTTTCTTTTTTTGTGTTTTATTTTTTATTACATTATTATAATAGCACAAACCTTTTAAAGTGTCAACATCTTTTTGCGCGTAAAGTATAAAAATCTTCCACTAACACCATTCCGCCACTAATATATTTTGGTTTTAATTTTCCGCCCACTTTCAAGCCAATCTTAAAATCCGTTATTGGGTGACTTGCCAAAAATAATTTTTTTGACTTTTCCGGCATCCCGGCACACCTTATCTCCCAGTGTCCTGTCACTTTTTTCCCGTCCTCTTTTTGCACAAACTCTGCATATGTCTTTTGCCTTATAAATATAGCACTGCTCCAATCGCTTTCTCTCTTCCAATGCAATAGCTCTGTAGCGTGTTCTTTTATCATTTTTACTGGCTGCCCATCGTCCAGCATATGTATAGAGTCCGTGTCACTGTAAACAAAATTTTGATAATTAGCTTGTGCGTGCGTTATGGTAAAATATCGCGCGTATGCCGTCACAGCTGCGCCCGCTGCAATGTATAGTGTGTCTTTTTCATGTTCCGGGTGCAATTCGAATCCTATAGAATCTGTTTCAGGGTCGATGAATGGTTCACGGTAAGAGCTGTTATCGTTAATGGCAAGCCGTCCATATAAGTTGTTTAGGAATAATTTTGCTTCTGTTCGCTCTCCCTTGTCTTTGGTAGTCATTTTAATTTTCATGTAGTGATCTATATAAGTGTCAAACAAACCTATCGCGCCATGAAAATAACAACCGTCTAAAATCTCTAAGTCATACACATCGTAATGTTCTAATAAAAGTAAATAGTCTGTCATAAAAAGCGTTAGTTCCGGCCTTGCTTCCTCTTTTTGCCCCTCTTTATTTGTAAAATATCTATAATATTTCCCGCGATAATAAATATCAGAAGTTTCCAGCCATTGAGTAGAATTATACCTATAGTCTCCTTTAATCTGCACAGTCGGCAAAAACCCATCTTTTAGCTTAAAACGACAGCGCAATCTAACATAAAACGGATACACGCGCGCTTCTAAGCATTTATAAGGGATTGCTTTTTCAAAAAATATCGGTTTCCCTGTTGGGTAATAGTTCCCACTTTTACTGTGCATAACACTAGGATATAGAGAGTTAACATCAAAAGTCATGCCATTCTGTGTAATATGTTTTCTTTGTTTGTATTTGTAATAGCAATAACCTCCTTTATACGCTTTTCGAATATATTGATCTACGTTATCGCTTCCAAGCTCATATTTTATCAATGCTATCTCTTTTAAATTCGGAAAAGCTGCTTTGAAGTCCATAGCATCAAATTTATTTTTGAATTCGTCCATACAGCATGAGCCTATGGTTAATTTATCATGTCCACTTTTTATCATAACTTCCAGCGCTTCCTTTAGTACATAAATATCGTTAATAATATAAGCATATTCTTCCGGTGTTATTTCACAATTTGCGTGTCGCATTCCTATATACTCCATTTCCAATTTCCTATGCTTCGTATTAAATGCAGAGCCAATTTGATCTAATGTCATAGGCATCAGCTTAACACTATCCCTAAACTCGATCACTGTATCAAACTTTGGTTTGACTGTAACGGTATACCATTTATTTGTATCTGATATTAAAGCTTTAAACTCTTTTGCGTTCATGCCTTTATTACGTGCATTATTCCATGTATAGCCGTTCTTTAAAAGCCAATACACAATAAATGCTCCATCAAAACGCAGGTTATGAAAATAACATAGAACGTTTTTATTCAAATTAAAAATATCGTTCAAAAAATCTTCTATGTTACCGCGAACGTGCGGTCGCTCTGTAAATAATTCTATCCATGCGGCGCTCCAAACTTCTGTCGATGTCTGACCGGGATATACGGTTGTCTCAAAGTCTGCCGCTATTATAACGGGTTTTTTCGCTGATTTTTTTGACATTGTGAAACCTCTCAAAATGTTTCACGTGAAACATTTAATATTCACCCCAACCGTTTTCATAGTCGAATGAATCTAAAAATTCTTTTTGCTGATCTCTGGAAAGACCTAAGTTCTCTGATATTTCAGATAGAAACTCAGGTACAATAGAGTGTCCGCCATTTTTTTCTGCGTCATAACTTTCATGGATAGTAAGCCACGGTACAGCTTCCAACGCTTCTGCTGTTGCTTCTTTTCCATTCTTCCTTAAGCTATTTTCTAGCCATTGCCTACACATGCGTTCTGCTACCGGAAAATATGTGTATGTTGTGTTTATAAAATTTTCTATAATAATATCCGCACTAGAGGGATAATCTACTACGCGTCCTCTTTTCTTTTTTGCTTTTCGTCTTTTTGACTTGTATTCTCCCCGACCTATTTTCTTTTTTGCTTTTCGCCTTTTTGACTTATAACCGCTATCAGTTATTAAAGATTCAGAAGATTTTTGTATAACGTCCGGTGTTATTTTCTTCAACCGCTGAACATCTGATTTTGTAGGTTGCTGTTTTACTTTTGGCATGCCAATTGATATTGCATAACCTTGTGCGAGCAATTTATTCACTTGCTTTTCAATTCTTTTCAGTTCTTGCGCGTATACTTTCGCATACCTGTTTTTTCTTGCCATATAACAAAACCTCCTTTTATAGTATAATTATATTGTATCATATTTTCATAAAAAATACAATAAGAAAAGCCGCTTTGCACGGCTTTTCCTTTATTTATAAATCATATAAAACGCATCCAACATGTTATTTGTTTTTGCATAATCATGTTGCGTTTGTTTTGCTTCTGCAGGTGTTTTTCCGGTTCGCAGTTCTGCGTAAAACAACTCAACTAATACCGTCAAGTTGTCATACAGTTTTATCAATCGTTCCCATTGCTTGACATCCCATAAAGTTACCGTTTTTGTATAAGTGTCAATATCAATCTTAACACCTCTCTTGAATAATTCAGTTATGTTGGTAAGTTCATAACCAGTTCTGTAAGGGACGCGAACTGTGTCACAGCCCGCTTGCATTGGAATTATTTCATAGTTTGTTATTGCGTTTTTATGCAGTTTCTTTATTATGTTTTTTATTTCCATTTTTTATCCTCCCATGATAAGCCGCCTGCAATTAAACTAATTGCAATTATAAGCACTACTACTATTTCTTCCATTTCTTTAGTTGCCCCCTTTAAATTTTCTCGTTAATTACCATCCCA